CCATAGTACTTTTGGTATTCTTGCATTCAACAACAATTGTAATCTTACCACTTTTTAATACAACATCAGGTTTAAAACCATATAATGAATATTCAACGCCAAGACATCGAAAACCTCGTTTACAAGCGCGCATGGCAACAACGTACTGTACCATGGCCATTGTATCCGAAGATTGTAATTGCCCAAGAGCAGAACGTTCTAATTCTTGGTTCATCCAGGTAACAACTTTTTGGTTATCATTAACTAACATAACGTCTTTCGACTTTCTGTAAAGATAATGCCAAATCATGCTAATCTGGAGTTGTTCTTCTGATGTATTGTCCACATCTTCTTCAAGCACTTGACGTGCTTTATATTTATTGTATGCTAATTGTAATTGGTGTTCAGTACAATCTAAACCTCGTGAAAGATTTGATCGTCGTGTGGGTTTCCAACACCACTCACAAGAGCTATCAAGGATCATTCCATCGAAAACTTCGAAATCTGTTCCGTAAAACTTGTGCTGTATAAGCTCAAAGTACTTCCAATCAATTCGATGATACAGAAATTCTGTTAACTTTTCTTCATAATCTTCATCAATTTCATAACCACTTTGTGGTTCCAGAATATCAGAAAAATCTGTTGAATAGCATAACGATCCTGACATACAAATAGGCATATCCTCTTTTCGACATAATGAGCGATAAGTTCTCTGATACCAAGGTAATTGTTCTTCCACACGAAGAGGAAAATTATGTACCGATGGCATCATAGGACGAATCATATCATCATAAAAACACATAAAAACATTTTTGTTATCAACCTTATCTAGAATAGAATTAGTTTCATTCACAAATTGCCTTTGTTGTTCGTCGAAAAGAAGGAAATCTTTTACAACTTCATTTTGTAAGAGTGTCCTTGGGGTTGATCTCCCAACCCTCCATTGACTTGATTTTGAATCAAAAACTCTTACATTCTCCACTTGTGCTTGATGAGAAGCTTGATCTATATGAATAGTTCTTGCATCAACAAAACCTTCTTCGAGGAATAAAACTTTTCTCAGCCTTCTGTAAACTGCACTAGGTGCTTGACAGTAGGTCGATGTATCGAATGTTCCTCCAAGATTGGTAGTAATAATGACTAGATCTGGTTCAATGTAGATATTACCTTTCATCTCAACATTTGGATTTAATGAAGTTTTTCGGATATTATTCACGAAATCGATAACTTTTCTCCACGGATTCTTTGTATTTAAATTTGGACTCTCTGCTCCAAGATCATCAAAAATGACAACTTTGTGCGAAGTTCTAAATTCAGATTGAAATTCATCCGTTTCATTCAAAGTAACGATATCATGTGGGTAAGCTTTTCCATATTTTGCCCTTAAACATGCCGTAGCAAGTTTTAAAGCATAATTAGATTTACCACATCCAGGATATCCAGTGAGAAGAATACAATAAGGCTGTTTTCGAATTGATCCATTCGAATCGTCAAGCTTCAAAGTCTCCAAAATATGGGATACCCTTTCAAAGTTTTTACGGTCATGCCAATTCAACAAATTAAAGCGCATCAATTGCCTCAACCACGTTAAACGATCAACATATTGTTGTTTGGTCATACCAACCAAGTCCTCTGCTCCACAACGAATGGCAGACACCTTGGACAACAATTCTTCTACAAAACAGAATTGACTAAAAGCCGAAGCTATAAAGCCTAACATCGTAGAGATTGTTGCAATAAAAATGCAAATATTTTTACATAACATATAGATTTTATAATACATTTTATTAATTTCAAAATTTGTAACCACTGATTTTTATG